ACCAGCAGGTAAATCACCTAAGGATGAATTTTTTAATGCAGAAACTGTATTAACTAGTCCAAAACTAAAAACAACATTATTTTTAGGGGTTGTAGAAACGTCTGGCATTTGTGACTCTTTTAACATTTGAGCGGTAGAACCGTTTAGGAAAGAAGAAGCAACAGGTTTCTTTTCTGATCCTAGTCCAGCCCATTCTCTTAAGGAGTCTGCGGCATTCTTAGAAGTCTCCATATTTAATCTGTTGATCTCCGGATTAATATTTTTTTCCATTTGTTATTCGCTTTTTTAGTATATATCTTACTTTCTTAAAGTTTTTATACGTGTTAGATGTTACCTCCTAAAATAACATCGATGTTTACTCTAACTGAGTGAGGATTGTATAATAACATCCCTCCTTGAGAAAAGAAAGGAGATTCTATATCGCTACCATTAGGATCTAAATCCCATCCCCGATTATCCATATATGGTGATATATCTGATGGATTACCTGTTAAAATAGTTAGGTTTGCCATTGGCATATATGCACCATTGTATAGTATATTTATAAATCTACTAGAAACTGGTAAAACTGAGGGATAGGTTGCTTTGATCATTATAAAGCATAATTCACCTAATCCTTCAGAATTTAGTATAAGACTTGAATTACCATAGACACATCCACTAAAGCTTGAGTAATTATTTAATACTATATTAGTGTCACACAGACTTATTTCTCTTAGAACTGTAGTCCCGCTTATTACTTGAAGATTACATCTTTGGAATATTGCTCCTTCAAATTGTATAGTATTACATACTAGAGGTGGTGTAGCCATTAGTTAAAAACAAATATTTCTAGTTCAGCACTATATGTATCACTAGGATTGCTGAACAATATACCCCCAAATGATAAATTAGGTGATGCAATTACTGGATAAGGCTGTGGGCTAAATTCAGGAGTTGGCGGGTTATTTGAATAATAGTTAAGATCCCATCCTTGCCAAGGAATATCAGGCTCTGTCCTTCCTGTTAAAATCATTAATGTGTGTATAGGATAAATTGACCCTTTGTACTCCCAGTTAAGATATCTTTCTTCTGTTGGGTGGTTTTTTTCATATTTAACCTTGACAACTATCATCTGAACTTCACCTTGTGCTTGTCCAACCTCGGGAGCTGTAAGTGTATATGTACCAGAGGGGGATAATGTTATATTTCTTTTAAGAGATCCTCCACATCCACCTAATTCGGAGTTTCCTAACGATTCAAGCTTAAAGTCACACAGTGAAACACTCGATAATATATTAGATCCCTCTTTTATGTCTAAGTTACAACTTTGAAAATAAACTCTTCGATAAACACCAGGATTACAATCTAAGTGCTCTACGTACCTTTGATCTGTTGTATAAACTTTTCCAATCATCTTAAAGTTAAGGGATTTTGACCCCCCGCGTTATTATTTCTAAGTCCTTCTCTAGAGCTTTTAATGTCCGGATTTCCTCTGAATTTATCCCTTACACTTTTAACTTTATTTTGTTGAGCTGGATTATTAATATATTTATCCGGATCCTCGTCTTTATTCTCCTCTTTTTTAGAATCTTCTAATGTATCATTTTTTATTTCAGTCCCTACAATCTCATTAATTTGATCATCTAATGGCTCTTCTTCCATTTCGATAATATCTGGAATTATCTCGTTAATTTCTTCAACGTTATTTAAATCTGCTTTTATAGCAATTTTTTCTTCCTCGACGTTATTAATTTCAATAGGTTCTTCATTATTAGAATCTGAATATTTATTTTTTCTAGATATTATATTTTTCCAGAATTTTTTTATTTTATTTTCTTTTTTTTTCACTTTTTCTTCCTCTTTTTTATTTTCATTATTATTCATTTCAAATGCAAAGTTTGCCGCTATTACTAGTGCAATAGCTAGTGGATCAAAAACAAACATTAAAACTATGATATACCAGTTAACAACACTGTCTATATTACTCCCCGTGAGTTTTGCAATGTATTTTAAAGGCCCAACTTCCTTAGCAAGATCTGCATTAGAAGAAACCCCTAATTTTTGCTGCTCTATAGAAGATATCCTTGTATTTTTTGATGATATAGAATCATTTAAAACTGATACTTCTGAATCCATTCTTTTTATTTCAGAATCCACATCTTTTATCTGCTGTCTAACAGCATTTGTTGATTTAGACTTTTCTATAAGAACATCTTGTGTTGATTGTAGATTTGTTCTTAATGTTGTTAATTGTCCTAACCTATCATTCTTTTGTTTTATCTGAGATTCGAAATTAGATATTTCTGTTTTTATTATAGATATATTTTTATCCAATATTTCTATATTCTTATCCTGGTTTTGTACTTTAAAAGATGTTTCCTGATAAGCAGATGATAAAAATCCATATATTCCTGCGGAAGTTATGATTATTAGTATTAGTGTTGCTATAGAAAGGTATATCTTTAATCCAAGATTAAGCTTTTTCCAATATTGATGCAAAAGAGATGCTGTAACTAGTTTAGCAAATTCTAAACTTCCCGCAAGTATCATAACCTGCAAAGAAGCTCCTGCAAACATTTTACCCAATCCCGATACTGAATAAAAAGCAGCTGATCCTGAAACTGATAATGCTGATAGAGCAATTATCCATGGCAATAATTTGTTTTTCATACTTAAGTATATATCCACAAAAAAGACTGGTATTAATACCAGTCTTTTATTATATTTATTTTATAGTAGATATTATTCTAATTCAATACCTTGTTCTGCAGCAGCAAGCTGTTGCTCTAGATCTTTAACTACTAGATTATCTTGCTGAATCAAAGATAATGTCTCTTCGAAAGTTTTCCAAAGAGATACAAAAGAATCGATTTCGTCTTTTCCTTTACCCTCCATTTTTAATATGAAGTAGTGAGAAGCCTCAACTTCTAAATTAGTAAAATAAACAACGCCGTCCTTAATTCCTTCGGACTTTACTTCGTCTATTCTTTTTATGATTTCTTTAACTCCTAGTGCTTCTTTAGATCTCCACTGAACTTCTTCATTCATGTATACATCAAATCTGTGTAGGAGTGGATCTGACATAGATACAGCATATTCTTTATTTTTAAGACTTGCTTTATAATTTTCAAGATCCTCTTTGATAGATTTTACTTTTTCAGTATCTACGTTGCTAATAAATTTCTCTAGTTGAGCTTCGTTTTGAGCTTCTAATACAGCTTCTGATTCTTTCATTGACATTTTATTTTTTATTTTTATAGTGATTAAATATTATTAAGTTTCCTATATCCCGTGAATTTCTCTGAATTTTTTAGCAAAATCTATAAATTGACCCAGATAATCTTTTAATTCGTAGTCGTGTACTATGAAAGTTTGTATATCTGATGTTTGTTCATTTGCTATTGTTATTCTTCCTTGTTTTGGTACCTCTCCATATTTTTCTGCACACATAAACATATATGCTGATATCTGAAGTTTATAGCTCAATATATCATCTTCATCTTTTGGAGATGTTGATGATTTAAAGTCGTCAACTATTAAATTGTATGCTTTGTCCCTATAAACAAAATCACATGCTCCTGCCCATCCTCCTTTAAATGTTGTGTATAAGAAAGCCTCGTTGTCTACTACCTCTTCTATATTTTCCCAGAAATTAGTATGATAAAAATTCCAGAAAAGATCCCTTCCCTTATTTACGTATTTAGCATATTTACCATCATCTCTTCTTGACTCCTCTATAGCAAATATCTGTGCTTTTTTTAATGATCTATCAACGTCTTTTTCTTTAGCCCACTCAAGAAGAAATAATTCCAGCATTCTGTGCATTACTGTTCCTCTCTCTGCTGCGTCGTGTAATATTTTATTCCATCTATCCTCACCAAACTGTTCCCTTAATTTTTCATACTTCTCGTTCTTTACTAGTTTTAGTATAGTGGTAACTGAGGGTAAAATTAAAGGAGCTTTACCAGCTCCTTCTACTACATAAGCTCTACCCCAAGGGAAAGCTTGACGATTTATTTGTATATCAGAAGATAACATTCCATAAATATTTAAACCCTCCTAAAATCCAACTTACTAATCCAAATTTATATTGGAGCCAGATTAAGATAAGAATAAGTATAATTCTGTAGATTATCCATCTTATAGACAATCTCTGAAAATAAGGGCTGTAGACTATTAGATAAGAAACAGAATTAGGAATAGGAGAAATCTTAGGCATTATTACCTCCTGTAAATTTAAGGAAGTTAAATACTCATTAAGAGGCCTTGATTCCTCTAAAATGTATGCAGGTCTAATCTCTTCCGGTGAATCTGGGGAGTAAATAACCTCTGGCGGAAGATTAACTACTGTGTATATTCTTCCTATCCAATCTACTCTAAGCTTGAATCTTTCCCATTCAATAGATCCTGTATTTTTCTTTATAGTTCTTCTTAAAAAGAAATAGTTCCTAATGTCCGTTATAACTCTTTTAAAAGGATAATTCATATCAATTATATTTATCTATTAGTAAAAGTTACAATCAATCGTTAAAAGTCAAATTAACACCAGGAAACATCTCCCTAACTTTTAATCTTGCTCTTCTAATTCTTGTTGCAATAGCTCTTTTTTTCATTCCGTATTTATCGGCAATCTCTTGATATTTCATTCTTAATATTTCTCTATCAAAAAGAATATCTTTGTAAATTTCTGGAAGTTCTTTCATTTTCTCTATAACATTATCGTATAGATCTTCCATCTCATCATTCCCACTTCCTATATAATCAAACTCTGTTTCTAGAGTTGGTGCTGAAGAACTTATTGATGGATATACCGAAACCGAATCGTCCGATTCGTCATTACTCCTTACCACCTCGTGTATCATTGGTAAATATCTATCCTCGTTCTTTTTAATTCCTAGTGATTCATTTCTAGCAATGTTGTATACCCACGTAGAAAAATTACCTCTTGAAGAATCGTATTGTGAAATCTTGGTCCATATTTTAGCCATTGTATTTGAAACTGCATCCTCTGCTGCATCCTGCTCAATCAATATAGATTTACAATGATTTAATAGTCCCGGTTTAATTCTTTTATATAATTCGACAAAGTCTTTCTCCGAAGATGATCTCATAAAACTTTCTGCCAATTCCTGTATGTTCTTTACTGCCATAATCCCTTATTATTTTTTTAAATGCTTATTTTTTTAATTTCTATTCCTGCTTCCTCGAAAAGTTTAAAAGAATCTGTATTTCTGTAAGTTTCAGAATAAACAATTCTTTTAATTCCTGCTTGTATGATTAACTTAGCGCAATCAAAACAAGGAGACAGAGTGACATAGAGGGTAGAACACTCTGCACTATTCGTACTCTTAGCTATTTTAGTTATGGCGTTGGCTTCTGCATGTAACACAGTCGGAAGTGTGTTATTATTGCAGTCCTCACAATTATTAGAAAATCCAGATGGCGTTCCGTTATATCCGTCAGATATTATTTGACGATCCTTTACGATTAAGCAACCTACTTTATTTCTATTACAGTGGGAGTTTTCTGACCAAACATTGGCCATTCTTAAATAGAGTGTATCGATCTTATCCTGCTTGTGCTGCGGTAGGTTCTGATTGATCATCAGTCTCCTGGGATTTTAGAGGTGTAACTTCTATTTTAAATCTTTCTACCATATGGAAAGTGTCCATAAGTCTAAATATTCCAAGAAGATTCAGGATTTGATTAATTTCTTCCTCGGTGAATTCAGTTTTTTCCTCATTTTCCAAATTTTCCAAACATTCTTTGTAGCCTCCGTAGGCATTTAAGAACTCAACCAATGTGGCTCTGAGCTCTTTGGTAATTTCATAATTGTTACTCATAATTTATTATTTAGGTTTATTTTGTACAAATATAATAAATCCATATTAAAAAGTAAACCTCTTAATGGAATTTTTTATTGTTAGGGATAACCATAAGAGGATTTTTTAACGTGTTATTTAGCTGAGCTAGTAATGCTACCATAGATTTCATATTGTCGCTCATCTCTTTGTTCATTTTATCTTGATCCTCTTTTTTTGTTTTATCTTCAGTTTCTTTTGGAGCTTCTGATGTTGTTTTCACGTCATTTGAAACACCAGCATTTTTATCTACAGTTTGATTTTCTGTAGTTGTCGCTGTAGTTGTCGCTGGCTCCTCTTTCTTAACATCTTTTTTATCAGTATCCGGTGTACTTACACTAGATAAATTTTGTGTTTGTGTTTCTTTTATAGGCGTAGAAGCGGTAGAAGTTTCAGATTTTTTATCGGTATTTGTTGAAACTTTCTCATCTAATTTGGTTGCTTTATTGTCAGTCGTAGATTTATTATCTTTTTTACCCTTATCCCCTCCAGATTCACCTTCTTTTGGTTTAGCAAAACCGAGCTCCTCTATAGTTTTATCTCCTTGCGCACTACCGGTGGTTAATCCTTTATTTTTTCCTTTGTCCTCATCACCTTCCCCTTTATCACCTTCGCCCTCCTTAGCAGCAGGAAGCTTTATTCCTAGCATATCAAATATACCTTTTACTGGCTCACTGAATACAGGCTCTTTTTCTTTACCCTTACCTTTTTCCCCCTCGTCTTTTTTCCCTTCTACAGTTCCAGTAGCTTCTTTCTTTTCCTCTGGTTTTTTCTCGTCTAGTTTTTGTTCTGCTGTTTTAACTTCGGGTTCTTTTTTTTCCTCAGTTTTTTTAGGTTCTTCGGCTGTTGGTATAGTAGTGGTAGTGGTAGTTGTAGTTGTAGTAGCTTCTTTAGGCTGGTCTAATTTAATATCTTTATTTTCAGCTATTGGCTCTTTTTTTAGGTCCTCCGCTTTCTTTTCTTCCAGCTTTTGTTCTTCGGTTTTAGTAGTGGTCTCTCCTTTTTTAGCTTCTTGAGCAGCTTCTTTTATTACATCCTCCGCTTTTTTTCCTTCTTTTTTTTCTATTAGCTTTTTTATGTTATCATCATATGCTTTTGCCATTTTAGTAACACTCTCATTGGTAAATCCTTCAGCTTCTAGAACTTTTCCTAAAGCAGAAATTATAGCCATATTTTCAGGAGTATATAAAATAGGAGCATATTGACTAGCCATAAATGAATCCTTAACACTAAAATAGTCTAGCACCTTAGCAAAATTATCAAGAAGTGGCTCAAATTTAATTTTTTCGTCCTTTATCTTACTATCAAAATCACTTTTTACATCCTCAAATAAATCAAATTGCTTTACATCTTTTAAGCCTAAATTTTCTACTATATCAGTAACTCTACCATCTTTAAGAACCTTGGCATTACTTATTTTATTTTCGGCAGCTTGCTTAGACATTTCAAAAATCTCCTTGCCGTCTATAGTTTCTCCTTTTTCTAATTTCCTTCGTATTTTGTTTTTATTTGATCCTCCATCTGAATAAGCTTCTGAATAATAGATAAGGCTTGGATCATAAGCAGGATCTAATCCTTTTACGTTTTTTTGAAATGAATCGTCGTAAAATTTATTAGCTTCTTTTATAACTTGATCCGCTGATTTTTTTTTCTTTACTAGATCCTCGTCTATTTCTTTTCCAGTAGAACGCGCAGTTATTCCATCTGATTCTATCCTTGCCTTATCTTGCTCCTCGTACTTTGCTCTATCGAAAGCTCCTTCGGATGATTTGAAAACCGGAAATTCCGATCCTGCTGCTCCTGATGTTCCAGTTTCTTCTGCCAAAATTGTTTTTATTTATATACCTAAAAAGCCAAAAAGTTATCTTTTTGGCTTTGAAAATGCAAATGCTTCTACTAATTCGCCTTGCTCGTTTTTCTTATTTTCTCTTTCTATTCTTTCGTTAAGCTTATCTATAAACAATTGATATTCGTAGAAAGGTAATTCTTCTAAATGGTCTATAGACAATTTAAATTCTTCCCATAGTCTAAATTTAATATCAAAGTAGTTGGCTAAAGATATCTGAAATAACGAAAAGAGATCTGTACCCTCCGGGAAAGGAAATCTCTGCTGTGACCTCCCCATCACAGCTTTCACATTTACTATTGATTCTTGATTTTGTAGCAAAGTTTATCTTCTCTGTTATTTGATCTGCAATAGAGAATTGCAGTGGTGACCATTCTTCAGCAGCTCTCTCGTATTGATCATATACAGATTCATCGAGTCCTCTCCAATCAGGTATTATAAAAGATGCAACTTTAGCAAAGCTTTCGTCAAATGTTTTACCTTTTCTTCTTTTTTCGGATAAGATCTTTCTACAGATAGTTGTAACTCCTACAGTGGGAATGTAAAGATCCATTTCAGGGCTTCCATCTTTTGGTATAAATTTAAATGAATAACTCTCATTACTATATCTCTTAAGTATATCTTGATCTACAACAAAACTATCAAGTAGATTAGATCTTAGCTCTATCATATCAGGAACTTCACAATCAGGCTTTGTACAATTTTTTGTTACTGGAAGCATGATTTTATTTTCTCCCCTTAAAAAGGTCATATCTCTAATACACATTATAATATAAAACCTGTCCTCGTACCAAAGATCGTATGGCTCTAGAAATCCTCCATTCCATCTTATCTTCATACACTTTGATATAATGGTATTTAACTTGTCATCAAGATCTATTCTATCATCTTCATCTACAGTGGAAAATTGTCTAATCTCTTTAACTCCAGATGCTTTAATAGCAATTTCAAATCCTTCAGGATATCCGAATCCTTTTGATGGAAGATTACCAACTGGTATATTTTTCCAATCATTCTCCATTCCCATAGGAGTTCTAGTAACATTTACTTTCCCTAGGTTATTTGATTGATTTTGAACCGGTTGTGGATTTTGTTGTTGATTAGATTCTCTGTCGATCCATTCAGGTATTGTATATGATCCAACATCTGAATCTTGGTCGTATTGGAATTTAGATTCCGATTCTTTTCTACTAAGGTGATTTAGTAATTCGTCGTTTGTATTTTGTTCCATACTATTTCTTATATCTCTTTTACTTTTTCTTTGGACTTTAGTTTCTTATTAGATGACAAAAAGAAATAAAAACCAAAGAAAAGTCCCGATAGGAAGTAAAAAATTGCTACTGTATGCCAGTAGGAATTTGTCCATTTCATTATCGTTGCAAAAAGGATATCGAATCCGAAGGGATTGAAGAAAGTTGCTAAAACTAAACAAAATGAAGCTATTCTTTTTCTTCTCTGATTCACAATCTTCGTCCATATTATTTTAATTTAACATTCTAAGTTTTAACAAAAAACAAAAAATGGAGACTTTGTTGAGCCTCCATTTATATATTACGTTAAATAAAATTAGTTAAAAACGTCCTCGAAATAATCCGCTCTGAAAGATAGAGCGATCTTATAAGGACTAGTACCGTTTGTGTAATCAAGGTCTAAAGATTTAATCTGATCAACAGGGAAGCAATTTAATAATTTAATTCTTCTAAATACATCGCCTTGTTTGTTAAATATAGATATTAAAATGTAAGTACCTCCTGCATAGGTAGATTTAATACCAGTAGCACCAGTTAGAGGGTTATAAATTAAATCCGACCACTGACGTAGTGTTTTGAAAACGTAGTTACTGTTGTTGTCATTAAGGTTAGTTTCAAATTCTATTCTAACTTTAACCCCTGTATCATCAACAACTCCACCCGCATATCTTCTTTTAGAAAATTTGTATCTTTGTTCTGCTACAGATGGGTTTTTATCAACAGTTAAACCTGAAACAGATAAAACGTTTTCTACTAGAAGACTCCTTCCCCCGTTACCTTGCTCGCTAGATACTCCAACTGGAGGTTGTATAATAACCTCAAATTGGTTAAGGTATACCGGTTCGTACAATTGTACCGCCGCCTTTGCCGATGTAAAATGTGGTAATCCTGCCATTTTTTAATTTTTATATAAACACGTCGTCGAAATAATCAACTGCCCATTGCATAGTCAATTTGTATATAGAAGTTTGAGTATAGTTCAATCCCATTTCATTGATTGCTGACGCTGGAAAGCAATCTCTTAGATTTATTTTTCTAAATATATCTCCCTGTTTATTGAAGACATTTATTAAAATATTTCCAGTGTAATCTTTTTTAAGTCCCATTGCACCAGTTAGAGGATTATAAATTAAATCCGACCACTGACGTAATGTTTTAAAAACATACATAGAGTTGTTTTCATTCAAGTTAATCTCAAATTCTAAATCAACGTCTAGACCAGTTCTTTGAGGAGCAGCACCCGCATAATATCTTTTAGCAAATTTATATTGCTGTGTGATTTCCTGTGGGTTTTGATCTACTTGTAATCCAGATATTCTAGTTACTTGTTCTAATAATATATTAGAGCTTCCTGGATTTCCAGCTTGAACCGGTATAGCAGTAGGGGGAGTAATAATAACCTCAAACTGGTTAAGAAAAACCGGTTCGAACTTGTTAATCGAAGCTTTCGAACTTGTATAATGTGGTAAGCCTGCCATGTTTTTATTTTATATATTTACATTCAAGAATTGTCTCCAAATTTATTAGCTAAATTGGATAAATCCTCCTGAAGCGATACCTCCCGTTCTAGTAACTGTCATTCTATTGATGAACTTATGAATACCTCTTGCTGGTTCAATTATTACGTCGATAATACCTATATTTTGATCGATGATTGCAGGGGTATTATTAGAAGAGTCCATAATAGTTAAGTAGTTATAGATACCTCCAACTGATCTTACTCCAGTTAAGTAATTGTCTACTAATGTTTTAATCTCAAGTCTAACGTTGTCTTCGTTGAAATCAAATACGTAATTAGAAAGGATTTCTTCAATAGCACTTTCTACTGTGATTAGTAAGTCTCTTACGTGTAAGTTGTTGAATGCCGAGTTTGTTCTTTGGTAGCTTGTTTGGTTACCATAGATAACTATACCAACACCTCTCTTACGAATTATAGGGTTAACTCCAAATGGCTCTAAGAATTCTCTATCCTGTAAGTCAAAGTCATATTCTAATCCTACTAAGTTGTTAGAAGAGATAATACCTCTTTTAAGACCAGCTACGATTGAATAGGGTTCACCTGTAATAAACTTACGGATAAAGTTATTAGAAACGTAAGGTGAAGGTGGTACATCCAAATTCTTGTTGTTTTCTCTAATTGTTAAGAAAGGAGCGAAGAATCCTGAGAATTTAGCTCCTAGATCCTCATCTGGTAAAGAGAAAGTAAACGAAGGATTTAAGCTTAAGTTACCTCCATCTGCAATGTATCTAGCTTGTAAAAGTGGAGCTGGATCTGTTGCAGTTGGTGCAGAAGTAAATCTAGGATCAATTGATTCAGAGAACTTCTTCATAGAAGGTAAGTTACAAATTGCTAAACATTTTTGTCTGTTCTTAGCAAGTTTAGTAAGCTGGAATTTACAGTTTGGCTGTATACCCCCGTCAAATGTATCAACGATGTATCTGAACGTAATTACATCGGTATCTGCTAATGTTCTAGCAAGATTAGTATTGTAAAGAACGTCTAGGATTTCATTCATTCTTGTGTCTGTTCCATTAGGCATAGAAGCTGCCTTAATATCAGAACCAGGAAGGTATGTGAAATTAAACGATTTTACAAACTCTTGAATATTTTTAAATTTCCAAACTCTTGTAGTAATACCAGGATATAATTGAATAGGTCTTTCTGTTTTAACTTGTACTGTGTAAATTCCAGGAGAAGTTGAAGAAGCTACAGTTTTAACCTCTAATACTCTTGTTAATCTAGATTGTAGATTTTCAGTTAGTGGATTGTCATAGATTTGTACGTCTGTAGAAACTAATAGATCCCCAACTTTTATTCCTGATGAATCAGCGATAGCAGTTGTTAATTCTATCACGTTAGGTTGAAGCTGAGTAATAATATCTACATAATCACTTATATTACCAGCTGTAGATACTATGTTAAAGCTTTCTCCTGTAGTTTGATTAGTTCCAATTGGAAGAGAGCTAATGTAAGTTGTATCCCAAGTAGCTATAGCTTCTGGTGTTATGAATGTATCATCAGCAAATGCTCTACAAACTAGGATATTGTAACCGTCTCTATCTACATTTACTTCAAATTTTAAGTACTGTATAAGTGTTCCTGTATCATCCTTCCAGTCTATATCGCCGTCACCAATATTTCCTTTTACCCAGTCTCTGTACATAGCGGAGTTTTCATATGCTAGATATGAATCAGTACCTACGGGGATATCTGGAGAGAAGTAAACATCATCATTATCAAAGTAATCAGGATTACCTATTTGATAAGCTGCTGTTGTACTTTTATTAGTAATGTCATAAGGCTCGACATAAGTTGTAGAAGGTGTAGATCCTACTAAAGGATGTTTTAATTTTAATCTAACCTGTGTTCTAATACCAGGAGGTAATGTAGAATTAGTTATTGTTTTAGCTTCTGTTATTCTAAGTTTAACTAAATCTCCTACATAAAATCCAAGATATCCAGGAGTTGGTAAATTAGAAGTTACCTTACCAAGTACCCATTTAGATGCCGGTTCATTATTAGAAACAGTAACAAACTGATCTAATGTTGTAATTTGATCATCATGTAATGAAGGTGATGTAAATAGGGTGTCTATGTAAATAGCTCCGCCATCTCTAGCAGCAGGATTGTAAGTATCCCAAAGAGAAGTAGGTATACCAGCGTCACCAGTTGCATTGTATAACGAATCCATAAGAAGCGTTCCAGTTTCTGGTAATAAGTCCATTCCTGGGTTAGAAGGAGAAAGACCGTCCTGAATTTCTGTACCTCCTGTTGATCCGTCTATATTTTTGTAGTAAGTATAGTCTGCAAATAAATTTTGGCTATAAGATAAGAAATTTAGATTCTTAGGTACTGAATTAATATCAGCATCAGAACCGATCTCATCAACTAGGTGGTGACCAACTAAATCGAATACTGATGAGTTGTCTATAAGATCGTCTAAAGCTTCTTCATTAACAGCACAGAAAATACCTGTAGTAGGTGTCTGATTATTAATTAGAGTCTGAATGTATCGTAAAGTACCGTTTTGATCAGTAAAGTTAGGAATTATTGTACCAGTAACAGTTAATGCTATATTAACGCCATTAAGAGCTAAGAAATTATCTATTTGAGATTTAATAAATCCTTTTGAAGTAAAGTATTGACTATAAACCGGGTCATTTGATAAAGCTTGATAATCAGTCCAGTTACCACTAATTGCAATAACATCAATAAACCAATCGGATAAATAATCGTATTGGTTCATATAAGAAGGAACATTATCAGGTCCAAAATATTCTCTAGCTGTTATATCGAATCCTTTTAAAGGGAATCTAGAGTCTAAAGATTTTCTTACTATGATACTTACAGGTCCTTGTCCAATATTAACGATACTAAATAATTTTCTTGTATCAGGTTGTGAACCAGAATTATCCTCAGTAGCTAATAAATATGTCGTATCTGGGAACCAGAATTTCTCTTTATTATAGTAAGAAGATAATAATTTATCTTGTTTTGTTAAAGGATCTGAATATCCACCTGTTGCATTAGCACCATTTTGCTCCTCTGTATCCATGGAGAATGCCCTGTACCTAGCTACGTCTGCTCCAGAAGCATAATCAGGATCTCCGTTTTCGTCTACTGTATTATTTAGAAGTCTTAAATTAAGAGCAAATATAGGTCCACTTTGTAAGCAAACCAATGATGATCTATGGAAGAAAGATCCTTTCTTTTCCATAGCCTTCTCTATTCCTCCAAATACTGATTGGAAAGTAGTAATATCCGGGCAATAAACTGGTGTATTGAAAGGTCCAACGCTAGAATAACCTACCACTAATCTTATCGTAGAAGGGTTAATAATAATGTTCTCACTAGCATCAAATTCTAAAGTGTAAACACCAGATGCTTTAAATTGGGATAAATCAAGTTTGACTTGTTTTGCCATTTTTAATTTTTATTTATATTATAAGAAGTTATCCGATGACTTCTTTTTCTATGTATATATCATTCTTCTTCTAAGAATCAAGGAGTCCGTTTAAGAAAGTATAGTTTGATAGATCGCTAGTTTTATTTTGAGCAGCTTCTGTGTTTTCTGAAAGCCTTTCTTCTATCATTTTTCTAAACTTTTCTGGTATGATGTCATAAAGATCCATTACTGTTTCTTGAAAGTCTCCTCCGTCGAACACACAATTTATGTTAACAAGGGTCATAGCTTCATCATCTTTACCTATTTGACTAGAAAAACTTCCATTAGGATTTATACCAAAATTGGCTAATTCGTGTATTCCATTCTTGTTTGATGGTATTATTCTGTAGGATCTTGTGTTTATTTTTAAATCATAGCAGAATTTCTCTTTATTTTTTACTGTTAGCTTAACACCTGGCTTTAATTTAGTACTTGCTTCTGAATGTTTAGTGTAAACAAACATTTCATCAAAGAAATCCTCGGAATCCAGCAATTTATCCATTAGCATTTCACCTTTATGATCTAATTCTAAAACTATTCTTGTGTTGTCTACGCCAAGTACATCTACTATAAGAATCTCTAAGAATGCTTTAAATTCATCTATTTCAATCATATTGGATCTAAATATACCAACTTGTAACAAGCAGAAGAAATCACTTTCGTCTTCGAAGAATCTTTTATTTTTTATTGCACTGCTTGGCATTGGAGCAACCTTAAATATATTAGCAACTGAATAGTCACCTCCCCCACCACTAGCAGTATCTATGGAGATATAAAATTTCTGTCCATCTTTTTCAAATATTGAGGTTGGATCGAATTTCGGATGCCATAGAAGATTAGAATAATCTATAGGACTTTTTTCAAATGACGATAATTCACGGAATGTAAATTGTTCCTCCGAGCCTTTTAATCTTTTTAGAGTGTTGGAATCTAATAATAATCTAGATGATGATAAAAATTGACAACCGTACTCCTGATTAAAATCTTCTTCAGATCCTAGAGCAGCTATCTCTTTTCTTTTCCATTCTTCATCTCTTCCAGGAACTTGCCACCATTCTACCCTTATAGGATTAAATTCATTCTCTCCTTCAACTGCTCCTTTGTAAATTTCCCAGAATTTATTCATTCCATTAGGAGTGGAAGTTATAATAACTCTGGCAATTTGTGAAGAGGATATTGTAGGATAAACGGATTTAAAGAATTGGTTAATAAAGTTTGGATTAATATGTGCAAACTCATCCATGTATAACATGTGAATTGTATAACCGATAGACGATGTTTTAGTTGTCGTCTTAGCCATTATTCTACATCCG